TGAAACATAAAAAAATAAATGAATCAATAACAGAATCTGCAATAAGTCCATTAACCTACATAATTTTTATAGATGCTGCAACTGCAATAGAAAATTCACGTGGTTATCTAAAAACCATGTTTTCTGATCAAACACCATCTTCTATAAAAATTTGGTTTAGACCGTTAATCAATTCAAAAAGTTATGATGAAGTTAGTGATAAATTAAAAGCAATTTCAACTAGATTTTCAAACAATCCATCATTGAGGGCATTGTTCAACTCTCTTGAAAAAATAAAATCTTCTTCTTATCCAGAATCAGATAGAGAACAACATGAGAATGACATAGAACTTTTAATAAAAAAAATAAGTGTTTTTATCAAAAGAAAATTATCTGATTCCGATGTATCTGTTATGGAGATAATTTTAACAGAATTGAATGCAGTAACCGAATCAGTTTCAAGAGAAATTGATAACCAACTTGATACATTATCGGTTGCAGAAGATATACCCGATGAACCTGTTGATAAAAAACAAAAATCAGAAGGTAAAGTAAATGAAAGAATGAAAAATAAATTGCGTAAAAAAATAAAAGAAATAATACGGACACACTTATTTACATTAAGAAGATGATAAAATTAGTTGATATATTAAAAGAAATGGGAATACAAAAGGGTGCATTTCATGGATTTGGTATGAAACCACAAGATATGCGAGTAGATACTTGTAGTGTAGAGTGGACAAGTCCTGATCAAACAACGGGATGCCCGGCATTCTCTGATTCGAGTAAAATAACTCCAGAAGATATGGAAAAGGCAATTTCATATCTAAATGATGAAAAATTAAACTTGTTAATAGCATATTCAAGAGGCGGAGCTATTTTGTTACAGGCATTATCAATGGGTGCAAAAAGACCATCAACAGTTTATCTTGTTGCTCCTGCATGGAATAGACAATGGCCTACTGTTGGATTGAGTGGTTCAGAAGTTAGTGGCAATGGTTCAATAATGCACGGTGGAAGTGACAACATAGTTCCGTTAAAACATTCTGTATTGCTTTCAAAAAACAGTGGTATGCCACTTTATGTTTTTCCAGGAATGAATCATGTTAATATATTAAAAAATAAAGAAGCACCAACATCTGGAATACAAATACCAGATTTGGGTTCAGCTCTTGAAATACTTCCAGACTGGGGTGAATCCGGAAAGGCAACACAAGAGGAGTTACAACAACAAGAAGAATTTGTTAATGCATTATAGTGAGATTATTTATGAAAAATTCATTGAAAAGTTTGATGAAAGAAGTTAGGGTAAAACTCAATGAGAACGAGGCACAAGACGAATTAAAAGCTATTCTTAAACAAGATTATGTCAGTTTTGTAAAAGAATTAGGATCAAATATAAAAGATGAAAAATTTCTTAATGCAATAAAGAGTCTATCGGATAAAGCACCTGTAAAAACATCGGGAATGTCACCTGCTTGTACAGATTTAAGACCAACTCAAAATGAAGTTGTTATGGATAAATCATTGAGCTATCCATTAAAGGATCCTTCAAGTGCAGAATCATACTTAAAAGGTGGAACTGTTTCTGTTGCAGGAAAATCTATTGTAACTGGAGGTGGTGGAAAATTTGTTATTGATGGACACCATAGATGGTCACAGTTATTTTGTATAAATCCTGATGCGAAAATTTCTTCACTTGATTTAACTGATATTAAAAAACCGTTGGAAGCACTAAAAGCAACACAAATAGGAATTGCCGCTCAAACGGGAACTGTTCCAACTGCTGCTGGCGGTGGTGTAAATTTATTCACAGTTGGTGAAGATGCTCTAAAATCTTATGTTATAGAAACTATAAAAGAACCAGTTATTGATGTTTTTGCAAAGTATGGGAAAGGTGATACACCAGAAACCATTGCAGATTACATTTGGGGAAATGTTGAAACTCTAAAATCTACAAGTAAACCAGTAGATGGTGCACCTGCTCGTGATGTTATGCCACAAACAGATGATGCTCCAGCATGGGTTGATAATACATTCAATGTTGAAAAAATACCGGAATCAGTTGTGCGTAGATTGAAAGAACTTATGAAATATAACAAAAAGTAACGATACATCGCCAATCAAAAAAATCATAGTATGGGAAATCTTCGGATTTCCCATATTTATTTACAGAAAAAATTGCTTGCTTATTAAACATTAAATTCGTATATTAGTATTGTCCTATTAGAACTAACATTCTTTTAGTAACAGTTAATCATTATTCATTACACATTTGGAGAAAAAGCATGAGTATTAACCTCGATGCAATCAAGAGCCGTTTGAACTCTTTGAAAAACACAAACAATCGCACATCAAACATTTGGAAACCCGATCCGGGCGAAACCCAAATTCGTATTGCCCCTTACATTCACAATAGAGAAAACCCTTTCATCGAATTGTATTTTCATTACAATATCGGTAAGCGTTCTATTCTTTCACCTGTATCATTTGGTCGTCCTGATCCAATCGTTGAGTTTGCTGAGAAGTTGAAACAAACTGGAGATAAAGAAGATTGGGTAATGGGTAGAAAACTTGAACCAAAAATGAGAGTGTATGCACCTGTTATCATTCGTGGTCAAGAAAATGAAGGTGTTAAGTTTTGGGGATTTGGTAAACAAGTCTATGAAGAACTACTTGCTTTCTTTGTTGATCCCGATTACGGTGATTTGTCTGATCCTAAATCTGGTCGTGATATTGTTGTTACCGTTAAGTCACCAGAAGAAGCTGGTAAAACTTATGCAGAAACAACTATTCGTGTTAAACCAAAAGAAACCCCAATCACAGAATCTCAGGATGTTCTTGAAAAAATTAAGACACAACCACAGATTACTGAATTGTTTCCTGAGCCATCATATGATGATTTGAAAATTCAATTACAAACTTGGATGGGTACTTCGTCACAAGAAGAACCTGCAGCTGATTTGAATTACAAACAAGAAAAGAGTGAGAAACCCACATCATCTGCTGATGATATTGGCGTTACATTTGATGACCTATTTTAATAAGGGTGCGTTATGGCAAAATCAAAAAGTGATTTATCCGATGAACTCGGTGGAGTCATTGCCGAAACTATAAACAAACAATTCAAAGCTCAAAACATTAAGACCGCTTACTTTCTTGAAGGTGATAGTGATGCACCTACGATAGTAAAAGAATGGGTAGGAACTGGTTCAACCATGTTGGACTTGGCCATTTCCAATCGTAAGTATGGTGGTTTTCCTGTTGGTCGTGTATCTGAAATAACAGGTCTCGAACAATCTGGTAAATCTCTATTGGCAGCCCATGCACTTCTCAACACACAAAAGAAAGGTGGTCTTGCTGTTTATATTGATACCGAGAATGCTATTGCTACTGAGTATTTAAGTGCAATAGGTCTGAACTTAAAAGATATGTTATACATTCCATTGGAAACCGTAGAAGATATTTTTGAAACAGTTGATGTTATCATTGAGAAAGTTCGTTCATCCGATAAAAATAGATTGGTAACTATTGTAGTTGATTCAATCGCCGGTGCATCCACTAAAACAGAAATGGCTGCAGATTTTGATAAAGACGGTTATGCTACGGCAAAGGCACTTATCATTTCAAAGGCAATGAGAAAAATTACAAATCTTATCGGTAGAGAAAGAATTTGTTTGATTATTACAAACCAACTTCGTCAGAAACTTAATGCTCCAGCATTCTCTGATCCTTGGACAACACCTGGTGGTAAAGGTATTCCTTTCCATGCATCTGTTCGTCTTCGTCTGTCTTCAATCGGTGCCATCAAGGCAAAGAAAGAAGGTCGTGATGAAATTGTTGGTTCGAGAGTTAAGGCAAAGTTAGTTAAAAATCGTTGTGGTCCTCCATTACGAGAGTGTGAATATGAGGTTTACTTTGATAGTGGTATTGATGATTACAGTAGTTGGCTTACTGTTATGAAAGAACACAACCTTGTATCTCAATCGGGTGCTTGGTATTCATGGACAGACAAGCGTTCTGGAGAAGTTATCAAATTTCAATCCAAAGAATTTGTTGAAAAGATTATGAGTAATCCTGAATTATACGATATAGTATATGATGAAATTGCTGATAAGGTGATTATGAAATACAAAAAGTTGGATGAAGCCAGAATTGACGATGTGACACTTTCAAATGAACCATTACTACAAGATGAAGTATAGAAAATTATGGGGTAAAATAATTTTACCCCATACTTATAGCATATACATATTTTTTTTTTGGAGTATTTAATATGGGTAAGACGATAAAATTAAAGGATCTAGTGCAAGAAGGGAGATCCATACATGAAAAGTTTAACAAAAAAATGAATGAAGCACCTTTCGGGAATGCACCCATTGGGAATATACCTCCTGGAATGCCAGGTGGTCGATCCATAACTATAAAAGAATTGATTGCAGATTATGTGATTTTCCGTAAAGAAGAAGAATACAGCAGGAATATGGAAGACACAAAAGATGCTCAAATGCAAATAAAATCATTAGAGCAACAAATAAAAAAAATGAAAGGTAATGCATTTTTTGAAATGGTGGAGGAATTAGCAAGGTTGGTTCTTTACTATGAAGAATATGCTGGACCCCAAGAATCAAGAGAGATAGAACAACAAATACGTCAGATGGCTCCACAATTAGGCATATCGGCAAATGATTATATTTAATAAACGATTATTAACTAATAGCCAATTAAGAACTATACAGAGAGAATCATCCGATTCTCTTTTTTTATTTTGCAATGTCATATTATTTTCGTATATTAGTATTGATAAAACAATATATGGAATTGGTTACAATGAATAAAAAATATCAAAGACTTTTACAAGAAATAGAAACAGAAAAGGCTGAACAAGGAAACCTACATCGTGATAGTAAGGTTTTGATTGTTGATGGGATGAATTTATTTATACGCACCTTTTCTGCCATTCCCACATTAAACGAAGATGGTGTTCATGTTGGTGGTCTTTCTGGCTTCTTAAAGTCTCTTGGAGCAACAATCCGTATGGTTAATCCCACGCGGGTTGTTGTGGTCTTTGATGGTAAGGGTGGTTCACAAAGAAGAAAAGAAATTTATTCAAACTATAAGGAAGGTAGGGCAATCAAATCAAGGTTAAACCGTGTAGTAGGATTTGAGGATATTGATGATGAGCAATCATCTATCAAATATCAACTGTTTCGTGTTTTTTCATTCCTACAAAATCTGCCACTAACAATACTCTCCATTGATAAAATCGAAGCAGATGATGCGATTGCCTACCTTTCTTCTTATTTCAAAGAAAAATGTGTTATCCTATCAAACGATAGAGACTTTTTGCAATTAGTCTCCGATAGGGTTGGTGTTTATTTGCCAACTAAAAAGAAAATGTATACTCCAGAAAATCTTTTGGAAGAAACTGGTATATGGTGTGAGAACTACATCATATACAAATCAATTCTTGGTGACAAGAGCGATAATGTTGCTGGTATAAAAGGTATTGGTGACAAATCAATTCTCAAACATTTCCCTATATTATCAGAAAAAAGAAAAATAAATTTGGAAATGTTCATAGAATTTTGTAAATTGTATGATAACAAATCGAAGGCAATTCAAGAACTAAAACAAAATCTGAAAGTGTTGGAAACCAATCATCGTATAATGCAACTTGAAGATGTTGATATTCCATCATCAACTAAATCTACAATTCGTAACATAGTTGATGGTGAAATTGGTGGAATAAATAAGATTGAGTTAGACAAATTGTTTGTAGAAGATAAACTACAAAATGTTTTATTGAATTGGGACGAGTGGTTGAAGAAAAATTTTACAACATTAAATTCGATTAGGAACAAGTATGCAGGATAATTTATCCCAATACGGACATACATTTCAAACAAAAGTTATCACATCACTATTAAACGATAGGTCATTCTTACAACAAGTTTCAGATATAATTGAACCAACTTACTTTGAGTCTCAGGCAAATAATTGGATTGTTGCTAGGATAATGTCTTATTATGAAAAGTATAGAACTGCACCAACTGCTGAAGTATTCAAATCGGAATTGATACAAGTTGAAGATAAAGTTTTGAAAAGCACTATTGCAGATGCTTTGAAAGAAAGTGCAAAATATAAAGACAGCACAGATGGTGAATATGTAAAATTAACTACATTAGAGTTTTGTAAAAATCAAAAGATGAAGGTTGCAATAATTGAGTCTGTTGATTTGCTAAAGAGTGGTAAATATGATTTGATAAAAAAGAAAGTTGATAATGCACTTAAAGCTGGAACTGACAAGGATATTGGTCACGATTACATAATTGATGTTGCAGCTCGTTATGAAGAAGGAGCAAGAACTTGTGTATCTACTGGTTGGAATGTTGTTGATGATATTACAAATGGTGGACTTGCTGAAGGTGAACTTGGTGTTATCATTGCACCTGCCGGCGGTGGTAAGTCTTGGGGATTGGTTAGTCTTGCGGCGAATGCAGTTAGAGCGGGTAAGAGAGTTATTTATTACACACTTGAATTAAATCAGTTTTATGTTGCTCGCCGATTTGATGCATTCTTTACAAAGATTGCTTTTCAAAATCTTGGTGAAGAACATGCACAGGAAAAAATTCGTGATACAATGGAAACTATCAAGGGTGACCTGATTGTAAAGTATTACCCAACTAAAACTGCAAGTATAACAACCGTGTCATCACATATAGAAAAATGTATTAGTCAAGGTAAAAAACCAGATTTGGTTATTGTTGATTATGCAGATTTGCTTAGACCGTCAAAAGCCGGTGATAAACGATTAGAGTTGAATGATATTTATGAGGACCTTCGTGGTATCGGTGGAACTTATGAAATACCTATTTGGACTGCATCACAGGCAAATCGTTCTGCTCTTGAAGATGATGTTATCGAAGGTGGTAAAGTTTCAGAATCATACAATAAAATTATGATTGCAGATTTCATCATGTCACTATCAAGAAAACTAAATGATAAGGTTGGTGGAACAGGTAGATGGCATATTATCAAAAATCGTTTTGGTCCAGATGGTATGACATTCCCAAGTAAAATAAATACAATGACTGGTCACATTGAGATATATGAACCATCATCTGATATGGGACAAAGTGTTACTACTTCCATGAAAGGTGAGGTAAATGTTAAGAAAGCCCTTTCACAGAAATTCAAAGAATTAGAAGGATTCTAATACTTATACCTGACTTCGTTTCGTATCATGTTTCGTTTGTTACGATGAATGATATTATCAACAAACGAGGTTTAAGAATGAAAACACGAATTAGTCATGTAAACGGTAAATATGACTTGGAAACGAGTGCCGATTTATGTGAAGTGTTTTGTGTTCCAACTGGAGAATCATCCAGAGAATTATTTGAAAGTGGATGGTTGCCTGCCGGAAATGACGAGTGGTATCAATGTAGGTCTGCTCGTGTAAAACTAAATCCTATTTCTGGTAACAGAAGAAGGAAGTTAAAAAAAATAAAAGTTTCTAATGATGGTGACTACATACAAATTTTAGAAAATGTAAAACATTTATATCCATCAGTAGTATTTGGCGAAGTTAAAAATGCATTATCAAAACCACACGAAATTTACTATTTCAATGATGATGTTTTTTCTATACTAAATTGGTATGATGACATACCATATGTTCCTGTTTTACTCGGTGGTAGATTAGACAAGACTGGTGTAACACCAATAGTTCACTACTACTTTATAGACAAATTGGTTGGAAACAACTATCCTTATTTATACATTTCCGAATGGTATGAACAGTTCCACTACAAATCAAAATTGCCTGGATTTGAATGGTGGAATGGGGAAAACTGGGTTACAAAATAATTTGAAAAAACCCAATTTTTTATTCAAAACCATATACTTATCTGTGTATGGTTTTGTTTTATAGTAGCAAAATAACGTTTTCAATAAAAAAATCAATGGAGAAATAAATGGACATTAGCAATCGCATCTTGTCTGAAATTACTGTTTATATGAAATATGCTCGTTTCATTCCAGAAAAAAATCGTAGGGAAACATGGGAAGAATTGGTAACTAGAAATAAAGAAATGCACCAAAGAAAATACCCGCAATTAAAAGACGAGATTGAAAATGTCTATAAATTTGTGTATGATAAAAAAGTTTTACCATCAATGCGTTCATTGCAGTTTGGTGGTAAACCAATAGAGATTTCTCCTAACAGAATTTACAACTGTGCTTATTTGCCGATTGATGACTGGCGTGCATTTGGTGAAGTGATGTTTCTTCTTCTTGGTGGAACTGGTGTTGGTTATTCTGTTCAGAAACATCATGTTGAAGAACTACCTGCAATCCACAGACCAAAGAGTAAAGAAAGAAGATTTCTTATTAGTGATTCAATCGAAGGTTGGGCAGATGCAGTTAAGGCATTGATGAAGTCATACTTTACAGGTGGTTCATCTATTCGTTTTGATTATTCAGATATTCGTCACAAAGGTGCTCGTCTGATTACAAGTGGTGGTAAGGCACCTGGTCCAGAACCGCTTCGTATTTGTATTGAGAAGATTAGAGCAATACTTGATTTGAAACAAGACGGTGATCAACTTTCATCTATTGAAGTTCACGATATTGTTTGTCATATTGCAGATGCAGTTCTTGCCGGTGGTATTCGCCGTGCCGCTCTTATATCTCTTTTCTCTGCTGATGATGACGATATGATTTCATGTAAGTTTGGAAATTGGTGGGAACTCAATCCACAAAGAGGCAGAGCTAATAATTCTGCTGTTCTTCTTCGTAGTAAAGTTTCCGAAGAATTTTTCAAAACAATTTGGAAGAAAATAGAATTATCGAATGCAGGTGAACCTGGTATTTATCTTTCAAACGATAAAGATTGGGGAACAAACCCTTGTTGTGAGATTGCACTTCGTCCTTTCCAATTCTGTAATCTTTGTGAGGTAAATGTTTCCGATGTTGAAAGTCAAGAAGATTTGGATGCAAGAGTTCGTGCCGCTTCTTTCATTGGAACATTACAAGCCGGATATACGGACTTCCATTACCTACGTCCTATATGGCAAAGAACAACAGAAAAGGATGCACTCCTCGGTGTTGGTATGACTGGTATAGGTTCTGGTAAAGTTCAAAAATTAGATTTGAAGGCGGCTGCTAAAGTTTCTCGTGAGGAAAACGAAAGAGTTGCTGGTATCATCGGTATCAATCGTAGTGCAAGAACAACAACAATTAAACCTGCTGGAACATCATCATTGACATTAGGTTGTTCATCAGGCATTCATGCATGGCACAATGATTTTTATTTACGCCGTGTTCGTGTTGGTAAGAATGAGGCAATTTATTCTTATCTTGCAATCAATCATCCTGAATTAGTTGAAGATGAATACTTCCGTCCACATGATACTGCTGTTATTGGTGTTCCACAAAAGGCACCAGACGGTGCTATTATGAGAACCGAATCACCATTGCAGTTGTTGGAAAGAGTAAAGTGGTTCAATCAGAATTGGATTAAACCTGGACACAGAACTGGTATGAATACTCATAACATTTCCGCAACAGTTTCAATCCGTGAACATGAATGGGATGCCGTTGGTAATTGGATGTGGGAAAACAAAGAACACTTCAATGGCCTTTCGGTATTGCCTTATGATGGTGGAACATATATTCAGGCACCATTTGAAGATATTACAGAAGAAAAATATAATCAGTTGATGGAAACATTGCATGATGTTGATTTGTCCAAAATAGTAGAATTGGATGATAATACTGATTTATCAGGCGAACTTGCTTGTGCCGGTGGTGCTTGTGAAATAAAATAAAAAGAATAGTGTTATAGTTCTTTGACATAATTTAGGAGAAAAGTTATGGAAAATTTTTTAATGCCATTTTTAATGGGTATATGTGCGGTTACAGTTGTGGCACTAATCACAGTTGTAGTTGTGGGTATATTCCGAATTAACAGATTAACCAAAGAACTTGATAGAACCGTAAAAGAGATTGACAGTATTAAAAGGGTTATTGATTCAAGGGTAGATTCACTTCGTTCAATTCTTGAAAAGGAAGACTTAAATCTTCATCAAAGAATTGACAATATGTTTACATACATAGATGGTCAAGATAGGGACTTGCATCAAAGAATTGACGAATTGGGTAGACAAAATACAATTAACAAATAATTATTATTAACACGGTTGAAGAACTATAACACTTACTATTTTTGAAAAACATGATTAAATTAAAAGATATATTATTAGAAGGTGGAAATTTATTTGCAGATGCAGTTGGTATAAAACAAAGTGAAGTTATGCCAACGGTCAAAAAAATAGAAACTGATATTTTGAAACCATTGGGATTGATTGGATTCGGAACTGATTGTTTCATATTAGGAAGTGCAGGGAAGAAACCTGCCGACCAATTATCCGGTGATTTAGATATTGGTATTTCTATGGATCAAATTGCTTCGGCCAATGAATTGAAATTGAGTGAGGTATTTAATTGGATGTCAGACAAATTAAGTGCCATGGGATATGAAACAGAACCAATGCGTGGGTTTTCACAAATATCTATACCATACGAAATAGTCGGTAGAAATACCGGTGAACCAGTTCAAGTAGATTTTATGTTATCGAATAATTTGAATTGGACACAATTTGTTTATTCGTCTCCAGATTATTCAAAGAGTGAATCAAAATATAAATCTGCGTATAGAAACTTTTTATTGGGTGCAGTTGTTGCTGCATTTGATTACAAAGTATTGAAGAAAACAGATAAAGATGTTCCGATTGAAATTCAAAAATATGTAATGAGACATGATAAAGGAATTTTCAATCTGATAAAAAATTATTCTGGCAAAGGCGGTGGCGTAATTAAGTCCGGAAAAACAATAGCCGGAAGTGAGAGTTTTTTAACACAAACACCGGAAGAAATGGTGAATTTCTTTTTAGGTGATCAATATAGCCCTATGGATATTTCATCATTTGAAAAACTACATGATGTTGTTTTTAACAAACAGAGTAAAGTTTCAGGAATGAGAGAACTAATCCGTAAGTTTTTTATTCAAAATATAACCGATGCAAAATTACCGATACCGGAAATTGTATAGGTTATCAAAGGAGGTTTTATGTCAAAGCAAGAAATCTATGCACAACTGACAAATCTATTCAATGAGTTTACAGTTGCACACAATTCAACAAAAAAGAAAGATGCAGCGGCTGCTCGTAAGGCGGCAAGTGCAATCAAAAAGTTGATTACACCATACAATCAGGCATCTGTTGCCGAAGCAAAAGAAGCAAAATCTTAAACTTGGGTGATGGAAACATCACCCTTTTTTGTTTATCCCATATTTATATTTACAATAGTATTTTTCACACAAAGGTAACTACATGGGATGGCGTAATGTTAAGAGGAAGTGCAAGAAAATACAAAGATGTGCTGGCAAAAGTATGTTTAATACTTGGGACTTTTTTCAATCCGCTTGGATTCGATGCGGCTTTTGCTTTAGTGACAAAACTTACAGAGAGTTACGTACTTACCGATATTATATTCTATTCGGTGGCGCTGTTCTTTTTTGGACTTTATTTTTTATTATCCCGTAAATAATTGGAGGAAATGATGAGTATTTCATCTAGAAAACAACTTTTAGAAGAAGCAGGTAAAGTATTGAAAATGATTCGTGAAGTAGACGAGGGATTAGACAAGAAAGTAAAATCTGCACTTAAAAAAATTGAAACTGCAATCGAAGAGAAAGGAGATAAAACACAAGCTCTTATAGAACTTGCCAAACTTCTTGGTGAAAAAAAATGTGTTACTAAATTAGAAGCCATAAAAGAAATTGAAAAGGCAGAGGAAGGGACTCCATATTTTATAGATCAATATAAAAAAGAAGTTGAAAAATGTTTAATGGATATTGCTAGAGAAAAATTTGATTCAGATGAATATGGTGCTGTTATCAGTGCTATCTGATTTTTTTATTGTTATGTGAGTAATTTTATATTATGAATATCCTAAATTTATTAACGGAATGGTCTAAATCAAAACCTTTTTTATCCGATTTGCTTAATCGAAATAGTGATTGGAAAGATGTTTTATTTCTTGGTTCAAGATCAATAGGTCCAAGATGGTTAAATGAAGAAGGTGCTGCAAAAGAAGAAGCAGCAATTCTTGAAGCTGCGGGACCTATACCATTTGGAACAAAAGCTGTTCCAATACTATACCCTTGTTATGCTACTAAATGGGAAACATTTGAAGGTAATAAATTTTATTTTGACGATACTCCAATAGATTTGCCTAAAAACGGTAAATGGAAATATAGATTACCAGTTACTTATGATTTAGCTAAAAAAACGTTTCAAGCAAATTCTATTGATACCATTTACCCAAATGTAAGTAATATAAAAATAGAGGATAGATCAAAAGGTGGATTCAGAGAAACCGATCACTATTTTGTTAGATCAAATGGAGAAGTTTGGATAAAGGGTAATACTCCATATTTGAATTTGGCTATAACTGTTAATTGGAAAAACGATTCAGGCGGTTCAAACTCAACTCGTATAGAAATACCACCAGAAGATTTTATATTAAATGGTAAATTGATTTCTGTATCTGATAGAAAAGTTAGAGTTCCATATCGTCCTTGCTATGAAGGTTTTGAAAATTTATATGAAATAAAAGACTATGTAGTAACATTTAATAGAAAAGTATGTCATTCTTCATATGACACAAATGATGCTATTGATTCGGTTCTAATGAACGGACCATCAAATCCCGCACCTCCTAGATTTAATCCAGATGGAACACTAGCACCTTGGTCAGAATTTGCAACTTTCAAAGAAGGTATTTTTGCATACACACGTGATTATACAGAAGAAACTGTTGAACAAACCGTAATTGATGACAGAGGGAATCCAACTGGACAAAAAAGTATAGGATATGAAATAGTAGAAGCTGGTGCTAGTCTTAAATATATTGGTGGAAAGACTTGGGGTGAGGCGTTCAAAAAAGTAAATAAAGATACTGGATTGCCTCTAAATGGATATACTCAAAATGCATATGAACCAGAAGAAGATGCTTTATATTATTTATCTGCTAGTATAGAAACCAGAACAACAACGATAAAAGAATATACCAATCAAACTCGTTTTTCCGATTTGTTGAATTGTGAATGTATCGAGTTAAACATAATAACACCACCAACTATTAACAGATTTTTGACACCAGATTGTGATTGTACTGTTACAGTAAGTGAAGAAATTTATATTATCTGTCCTGATCAATTTACAACTAAAGCATACAATGAATATCTAAATGGAAGACAGACTCCGCCTGAAATAGATGATTTGATTGATCCAAATGATCCATTGGCAATAGAGCCGACTTATAGAAGAATAATAACTGCAGATCCATGTGAGTTTGGGGATGATTCTAGTAGAGTATGGCAAAGATTTGCATCCAGAGACATTAGAGATATTGTTAAAAATGAAATTGATGGATTATTTGATGGTCAAGAAACAATAGATTGTTATTCTACTGGTTCAACTCAAAATGAGTTAAGTAAGGCATATTACTATGATGTTACTAAATGTGATATATGTGAGGTTAGTAAATCATATTTTTCAGTTTCATTCGGTCATTATGCTGGTTCTGGATCTTTGTTTGAATCATTTGAGGATGAAGATTCTCCATCTAGATCAATTTTTAGTCAATATAGACTGAAGGCACTTGATGATTTTTCCGAAAACTTTACATATTACAATAATGGATCAATCAATACATCTAACATGATTTATGTTATGACTTTCAATCGAAATTCTATAAAAGATAGAATAGATCCTGGAAATTTTCAAATCAATCTTTCTGAATTAAACGGAACATCATATTCAAACATTTTTTATACGGGAAGTAATGTTCAAGTTAGTTCATCAAATAAAATACTTTCTCTTATAGATAATTCCGGTGACTTAACTGACATGAGTTCTTGTTCTGAATTGAATGCAATGTATTCTTTTGATATTGTTAGTGGTTCATTAACATCTGGAATACATTCATCTGGAGTTGGTAATGTATCTTCAAATCCAAATCTAACAACTTATGGTAAAGTTTATCCAAATTTGGGCGTTATAGTTTTGGATGCTGATATGTTAAATTCAGAATTGAATTTTAACACGGTTACTGGTAGTAATATAAATGGGGATAATCACTATAAACTTTTTACATCATTGAGTGGATCTGCTGCTTTAGGGCAACCAAGTAAATTTAGAAATTCAAGACAAAGAAATATAAAAAATTACTCTGTTAGAATTGCTCCCGTTGAATGTAATGTTTCAAATAATCCAACATATTTGAAAGAATACGGTAGATTAAAATACGCCTGTTTCATAGAAAATCCAGTTACATACATAACAACAGTTGGTCTTTACAATAGTGCCAAAGAGTTACTTGCTATTGCAAAATTAAGTAAGCCAATTAAAAAAACAAAAGATGATACTGTTGATATAAAAATTAGACTCGGTTTGTAAAAAAAAATTTGCTTATTTGGTTAAATTTTCTTATATTTGATTATGATGTTAAACAAAATTGAGGTTTCATTGTGACCAATCAAGAAGTATACGATATTGGTAAAAAACTAGAATCATTTAATTACATAAATCAATATGATTTGGATAATTACTACATAGGTTATTTGATTCAAGTTGAAAATACAATCTATCAAGTTATCGTAAATCAACATAATTTGTTAATTGATCCATACGAAGAAGCAGAGGTATTTAGATCATTTGGATTAGATGGTGGTAAATCTCTTGTCAATGGTATAAACGCACATTTTCCTTTTCCAAATGATGATGATGATGAATCAAAACACGATCTTAATGTTGATCCTTTTGAACTGATTTCAAAATTCGATGAGAATGGGGATGAGATAAAAGATACATCGGCAAATAAAATGAATGTGAATTTAACAGATTTTAATAAACCTTGGTAAGTTATGATTACAATTAAACATTTCACTGCATCGTGGTGTCAGCCATGTAAGCAACTGTCTCCTATTATGAGAGAGTTGAGTTCCCAAAATCCAACAGTTGGCTATCAAGTAATTGATATTGATAACAACTCTCATGTTGCACAACAATATGGTGTTCGTGCAGTTCCAACAATAGTTTTTGAGAAGCACGGTTCTGTTGTTCAAACAGTTGTTGGTGTCCAACCAAAATCATATTATCAAAATCTTATCAATAGTCTGTAAGGTGATTCATGTCAGACTTCTTTCAGTATGATACGAAAGATGTCACAATAACTTTACCTGATGTTGTCATTGAAAGACATGAAAACATTTGGGTAGTCCGTGATGACTTACTTCCTGGTGGAACAAAAAGAAGATTTTTATATCGTTATCTTCAATCGCAATCTCATGTGAGAGAATGGGTATATGCATCACCGAGAGTTGGCTATGCTCAAGTTGCACTTGCTTATGTTTGTAAAGACTTGGGATTGAAAGCAACCGTTATCATTCCGAAAGGAAAACATCTACCATTAACAGACGAAGCAATCTCTATCGGTGCAAACATTATAGAAGTTCCAATGGGATTTCTTACACACATTCAACACGTTGCTAAAAAGTATGCAGTAGAAACTCCTGGCTCACAATTACTTCCGTTTGGTCTTGACCATCCTGTTGTTATAGATGAAGTTGCTAGAATTGCAAGTTCACTACCGATACAACCGAAAGAAATTTGGTCATGTATAAGTTCAGGTGTTCTTTCAAGAGGTTTGCAGAAGGCGTGGCCAAATGCAAAAGTATATGGTGTCAGAGTTGGTCACAACACTACTGATAGAGAAAAAGGTAGGGCAGAGATTTTCATATCGAAGTATAAATTCACACAAAAATGTAAACCCGCAGAGAAACCACCGTTTCCATCTTCGGATTATTACGATTCAAAAGTTTGGTCATTTATTAAAGAACGGGCATCAGATGATGCTTTATTTTGGAATGTAGGAGGATAAAATGAGTTTAGTTGGCAAATGGTTTCCCAATTACAAATTAAATTACACAAATGATTTGGATTTAACAGTAAAATTTCGTAAATTAGTTCCTGAAGCAGTAACACCGGAGTATGCTCAAAACGGTGATGCTGGTTTAGATTTAACTGCAACATCATTTAGATTTACTGATACATTCATGGAATACGGAACAGGTATTGCTGTAGAAATTCCAAGTGGTCATGTTGGTCTTCTGTTTCCGAGAAGTTCAATCACAAAGGCACCATCTGGTGTTTCATTGAAAAATTCAGTTGGAGTTATTGATTCAAATTATCGTGGTGAGATACTCGTTAGATTTGAAAAACCAACACATGAAACTTATGTTGAAAATCATATTCCAGTTGTTGGTGACAAAGTTGCTCAGTTGATAATTCTGCCATACCCAAAGGTTTATTTTGAAGAAGTTCAAGAATTGTCTGATACTAATAGAGGTAACGGTGGATTTGGTTCAACGGATAAAAAATGATTTGTATATTTATAGTAAACTGATTTTCATAACAGAGAGAAATTATGGCAAAGTTAAAACATCTATTACCCGATAAACAATTAAATGAGAGTGGTCTTGCTCGTTTAGCAAAACATATGTCTGAACATGACTGTGGAACAATAACTGCATTCCGTTCAAAAGAGGGATGTGCGGGTCCAGAAGACAAATCATATACAAAGGCAGATAATCAAAAAAGAAATAAACAACTTTATGCAAATCTTCAAATGTTAGGATATGCCGCTACTGCCGTTCATGGTGCATACATTGAAAACTATGGAACGCCAGATGCAAAGGAAGTTAGAGAAAATGTATATTTCGTTGTTGATATTCGTGATAAAGGATCTTTGCGCAATGATCTTGAAAATCTTGGTAACAAGTATCAACAAGATTCTGTATTGTTTATACCAAAAGGTGGCGAAGGATCAATCTTAATCGGAACAAATGATTGTAAAAATTCTTATCCTGGATTTGGTAGAGAAATGAAATTCAGAGATAGAAAGATGGGGCAAGGTGGGGAATTTATGACAAAGATTTCAGGCAGGCCTTTCATGTTTGAAAGTAATTTGCTAGAAACAGTTATAGATGATAACTACTTTCAACATGCAAATATAATGGGTAAGTGGGCAACCAAGACTATTGCAAAGGGCGATTGGAAAGATATTGATATTTAATGTTTAACTAAAAGGTTTACTATGAGCCGGTCATATAGAAAAAATTCAATAATAGGCAATACGGGTTCATCTGAAAAATACGATAAAGTTCATGCTCACAGAAAGAGTAGGAAACAAATAAAGGATCATATTGCAGCAACTCATGGTGATTTAGATTCATTACAAGAAATTCTAATGCCAATAGAAGATGAAGTATCTGATAATTGGACATCTTCAAAGGATGGTAAAACTTATTGGGATATAAATGAAAATGAAAATGATTCAGATTGGTTAAAAGATTTTAAGAAAAAACTTATGAGGAAATGATTGTTATGGATTTTATTATGGTTGAACCTGTTAGAAACAAATTAAGTGCATTTCATTTTGATGGTAGTGAAAAATCTGCAAACGAAGCGCTTGATAAATGGGATTGTATCATCGGAAGAAGTGAGAATTTTGATAACAAATATGTAATAACATTTTCATCTAGTAAACAATGTTTTCCTAATGGATATATTGTTCTTGAAAATCAGGAACCAACTCCATATACACAAGATGAATTTATTAAGAAATATCAAATAGTATACAATCTTAGAGACCGTGTGGGGAATTTTTATACAACAGATTAAAATGGTGTTTCGTGGATCAAGATTACTTCCAACAATTTTACGGTATGGAACCGTATCTTACAATAACTGCTGAACAAATAACATACATAAAAGAAAACTTCGATAAAGAATACGTAAAGGATCGTCTTGCTGAAATAGCAATGACATATCCTTTACCGTATGCTGAAATTACTATTGACGATGCACAACGAGAGTTTCTAAAACTTAAAGGTATTCGTTGGAACGAACTTCTAAAAGAAGGAGAGTGGTTTCCAAGAAAGGCATCTGAACCAAAATATGCTTTGATATATGAAGGAAAACAGTTATATTTCAGTCGTTTGAATACTGGCAATGATGCATCAAATTATTTCCAACAAAAGAATCGTTGGGAAGTTGATGCGTCAGTTTCGCCAGGTCCTGCTAGAACATGGTCTAACCATAAGTTTATGAAATCACTAATGGGTTCTATGTATTCGCTCAAGATGGAAACACTTGGTAAATCAGAATTAAGAACGATGTTAGGACTTCGTAAATATATCTGTTCACAATTCAAACCAAATGTTGCTAAAGTTCTATACGAAATGTTAGGTGCAAAGAATGTATTGGACTTTTCTATGGGATGGGGTGACAGACTTGCTGGTTTTTATGCAGCATCTTGTACCCAACATTATGTTGGATTGGATCCAA